ACCGCCGATCATGCCGAGCGAACCCTTGCGATAGGCCCCCTTGGCAACGTCCTGCATGTACAGGGCGGTCTGGCTGCCCAGCATACCCCAATGGTCGGCCGGCGACAGAACGGCGCAGCGGCCATCCGTCGGGACCGCCATTTCGTCCAGACGCTCGGGCGCCTTGGCGAAGTCGGCGTAGCTGTTGACCGTCTGGCCCGGCGTGCCGACCCAGTTGTGAACGTCCTTGTACAGCGCCATCAGGTCGCTATCGACCTGGTTGGCGAGCTGCACCATCGCCGGCTTGATGACCCGCTCGGAAAGCTCCTTGATCTGCAGGGTGAGGTCGGTCGAGCTGAACGAGAAGTCAATGCCCTTCTGCTTGTCCACAGTAATGGTGGTCTTGCCCTCCACCACTTCCTGCAGGTTCATGGTAGCGCCATCGCGCACAGTGAAGTCAGTCGGCTTGCGGATCGAGATCGTCTCGCCCGGCGTGTAGCCGTTGACCTTCTTGTTGAAGTCCTCCTCGTAACCGCGAAACACCTTCTTCGCCATCACGAGTTCGTTGTCGAGGATCATGATCGCCTCTTTGGCGATGATGTCCGCTGTAAGCACAGTCTGAGTCATGTGAAAAAGTCCTTCTAGGGGATAGGCGGCGCTTCACAGCGCGGCCGTCTTGGAGTCCTCTAGATGGACAGGGGGATTAGCCGCCGCCCTTCTGTCTCCAGGCTACGTACTGGTCCATGTCCATCTTGGCTGGGTCGGTCTGACCGACACCGCCCGCTCCGGTCCCTCCTAGAGGCTTCACCGGCTTGGGTGCAGTTGTGGTCTTCTTGGGGCTCGGAGTGAGAAGCTTGGCTTCCAGCCGACCGATGGCCCTGACTTGGCTGTAGGGATCTTGACGCGAGATAGCCCGCGCCTCCTCGATATGCGATCCGAGGTAATACTGAATTTCCGGCCCGTTCTCCGCGCCCATGATAGCTTTCGTCATCGGGTCGGTGATCGGCACGTCATCCGCAAAAGCAACGTCTTCAAAGTCGTCGTACTTCGCCTTGGCCGTATCGACCTTCGCGAAATAGGCACTGGCCGCAGCCCGCTCGGCGCGCGTGGTCTGCGCCGTGGCGAACTTCTGCCGCTCCTGCTGGATAATCTGCTGTGTGGTTGCCCTGGTCTTCCACTCGGTGCGGGCGTCCAGATAAGCGGTGTAGTCGGTGAAGTCCTCCTGCTTCGGCTCCGGCTCGGCCTCAGGAGCCCTCTGCGGGGCTTGCGTGGCCTGCCTATGCAGTAGAGCCTTCACCTGCTCCAGCTCTGCCTCCAGGCGGCTTACCGTGCGCTGGTACTTGCCGGGCCGCTTGCGCTTGGGCTGTGGATCTTCGGCCGGCTCATCACCGTCACCGTCATCCGTCTCAGCCCCTTCGCCTTCGGGCTCAGCCTCTACTTCCGGCGCGTCTTCGCTTGGCTCCGGTTCTGCCGCCTCCGGTTCCGGTTCGCGATCCGGGATGGAAACAGGCTGATCCTCGGCCGGCGCGGGAACGCCACCGTCCTTGTCGTCTTCCACTATTGGCTCCTTCGGTTAACCTGGATTGGTCGTCCGATATCCGCGTGATGCGGATACTATTTCTTGCGTGTTTGAAGCGGATGCTTCTGGCCGCGCAGATAGGCCATCATGTCGTCCAGCGATTCGATCTGTCCGGGCGTGTACATCCGCGCCGAATCTTCCCACTGCTGGAATGGATGCCCACGGAAGTAGCCGGGCATACCGCTCATCTCCAGCCACTGCTCGAAAGGCCGGTCCTCGCCAAAGTTCTCTCGCGAGTATTCATACTGCTCGCGGAGTCTTTCGCGCTGCCAAGGCTCCAGGGACTGCTGGAATGACTGGTAGTAGCCCTTAACGTAGGGGTCCGTTTCGATCATGTGATGCGAGGCAACATCGCCCATCACGTCTATGGGCCTTGTCTGCGTGCTCCGCACCTCTACGCCAGCCTTCCCGGCCGGAATAGCTTGGGGGCGCGGGTGTTGGAGCGTGCCGCGCTCGTCCGATGGCCAGAACTCCAGATACCCGGCGTTTTCCCTCGGCGCGTCTACGTAGGAGAGCCCAAGGGATTGCAGTATGGGGAACTCCTGCTGCGCACGCTCCGTCACTGGAGGCAACGCGGACTGCGCGTTTCGCTCCATCATCCTGGTCGCCATGCGGTTTGCCGGGGCGGCCGACCGCTCCAGCGCGAGCCGGCGCATCGCGTTCTCGCTCGCCACGGCGGCCTCCTGAGTGCGGATACTAAAAACCGCCCATTGCGGGCGGCTGATTCATCGGCTGTTGTGCGGGCATAGGCTGGCCTGGGGGCGCTCCCTGAACTGCCCTAGCGCCCATCATCGCCTGCTGCACATAGCCGGAGACAAGCTGCTGGAGCTGCCCGGTAGCCAGCCATATCTCCAGCGACTTCTGGACGTTCTCAAGCTGCTTGCCCTGCGTCTCGGCCTCCGTCTTGGCAACGTTGGCCTCGGCCTCCACCATCTCTGGATCGGGCGGGGGCGGAGGTGGCGGCTGCTCGCCCTTCTCAGGGTCAGGCTCCACCATGCCATTAGCCAGCGCCACCTTGCGGAACCGCTCGGCAAGCTCCTCAGCGCCCGGCCAGTCGAAGTTCTTGACCAACAGGTCCATGACCATCTCGGCCGCCTGCGGCATGGTCTGCATGAACTGCAGCATGGCCTCGGCCGACTCCTGCCGCTTCGTGCTGAAGCTCGGGCCGGTCTGAACAATCACGTCATACTTGCCACGACCGAGATCGTTCTTGATCTGCCCGGTTACGGGGTCAGTCTGGTTAACGATGACCAGTTCTTCCGCGTCATCCTCACCCAGCACCCTCACAACCCGCTCGGCATCGTAAATGCGCGGGATGAGGTCAACCAACTGCCTGCCGGCGTAGGCAATGGCAATCGCCAGGTTGTCGATATAGACGAACGTCCCAACATCGCCCTGCCGCTCACGGGCAAGAATGGCCTTGCCGGACTTCTCGGTGCTCTCCTGGCCCAAGCCAGCCGGATGAATGCCAGTGGCGTTGTTCAGCGCGTCTACGCTGTCCTGCTTGAGCTGCAGCCAGGCAGCGGGGATCTGAGGGCCAGGCTGCCTTTGAGGGGCGCCCCCAGCCTGCGGATCGGCCTTGTAGCGCAGGTAGGGCAGGTTCTTCGTATTGGCCTGCTCCCACTCGTGCTCATAGCCCTCAAACTGCCTGTCAGTGCCGATGAAGGGCGCCTTGGGGGCGAGAGCCACCGTCTCCACAGCAGCGGACGCGTGGGCGTTGATCATGCGCTGCGGGTCCTTGCCGCGGCGCACCATGCCGTTGCGGACTACCTTGTTGCCGACGTAGGTTTCCTCGCCAAACACAGGGACAACCGGGATATAGCGGCCCGGCCAGTCATCGGGGCCCTCTAGAACTTCGGCGCCGTTCACGATGTAGCGGACCACCTTGTGGCCGTCCACCTCACGGAACTGCGGTTCCTTGGGCTCCTGGCCCTGCTCCATCATGCCCATGGCAATCATCGCCATGCGCTGGCTTAACTCGCCGTCTTCCGTCTCGGTCACGTCCTCGGTCGTGCCGTCCGGCATCAGCGCGATCTTGCGCTTCATGGGCTCCTTCACCCAATATTCCGCGACTAAGACCCGCTCGTTCCTGTACCAGTCGTTAACCCAATCCTCGGGGCTGTCTACCTCAAAACCAGCCGTGCTGGCCTTGGGCCAACGCTTCTTGAATGCCTCCAGGCTGAACTCTTCCAACACCCAGCAATGCAGCGCATCTTCGCGGGTCGGCTCCTGCGCGTCCCGGTCCCAGATCACCGCCAGGGGATTGTTAATCCGCCCGATGCGAATGTCCTGGTCGAAAGCGTCATCGTCCGAATAGACCGTCAGGATGCGAAACGCACCCTCGCCGCACACCGCCGCATTCTCTCCGGCCCGAACGTAAACGCTCGTTGCCATGGACTGCTGCTCGATGTTGCGGATGAGGCCCGTGAACAGCTCGGCAGTCTTGGGATCGGCCCCGTTATCCACCGGGCGGACCTTGACTGCAGGCTTGTTCAGCCGGATATCGCCCGTTACCTGCCGGACATGCTGGCCCAGGTGGTCCACCGTCAGGCAGGGCCGCCCATCAATGAACCGCTGTGCCCGAATGTCAGCGTCCCACTGATCGCCTGACTTGAACCTCAGGTCATCAAGCGCCTCTTCGTGGTTCTCACGGACGAACTCGGCATCCTTGGCGTAGTTAGCCCGCATGGTCGCCAGAAAGGCGTCCTTGTCCTTCTTGGGCTTGCTCTCCGCGTTCTTGCCGGGCTCGACGTAGTCAGCCATCAGGCGCCCATCCAGTTGTTGGCGCCAGGACGCGCACGGGGCGCACGGGGCGGCTCCTGCGGGCGCTTGGGCGTCAAATCTGGGAACAGTTCAGTCATGGCCCACACAAGCGCATCCATTCGGTTAGGAGAGTTCTTCCCGCTGTAGCCCCACGCCGTCGTAAGGCACATCTCGTTCTCAAGCTCAATGAAGGTGCCGACGTGGCTGCACTGGCCCTGCTCGTAAAGGGCGGATATCGGCTCGGCCCTGACGTGCTTGCCCCTGGTAGCCACTACCTCGATTACCCTAACGCCAGGACGCATGGACTCGATGGTGTGTTTCACCATGTCGCCGCCGAAGTTGCGCTCGACCACGATGCTATCGGCCCCGAGCTGGTCATAGACCGACAGGGCTCGCGTGGCCCATTCCCGAGGCGTGCCGTTCAGCGTGGCATCGGCCAGCACATAGGCCCGCTTATCTTCCCCAAGCCCGGCCGCAACAATGCCCGTCTCGTCAGTCTCGCCCGGCTCCAGCTCTTTCTTGCCCTGCGGGTCAATCGCTACCACGATCCGCTTGAGCGGCGGCGCCTTCTCCTTGCGCCAGGTGTGCAGCATGGCGCGATTCCAGATGGCGCCCACCGCAGCCGGCTCATAGTCGCCTTCCCAGATATGGCCGTAGCGGTCCGGGTTGGCCGTCCTGTCGTGGTCGCGCTCATCCGCCAGCACAGCCGGAAAGAACGGGTTGTCCTTCCAATTGGCTTGAACCACCACAGCGCCCTTAGGCTTGTTCAGCCCGCGCAGGAACTTGTCTACGGGGTCCTCGGCGCTCCTGGGGTTCCATGAGAACCACAGCTCCGAGTCATCCTTGCGGATTGTCGGGCGCAGCATCTCCAGGCTTCTGGCGCTTAGCGTCTGCGCCTCTTCCACATAGGCAACGTCAAAGCCCTCAAGGGACTTGATGCTTTCCGCCGTGTGGTCCTGCATACCCTGGAACAGGATGACGCCACCACCCGGCGTCACGATGTGGTCGTTGCGGATATCGAATTGCACACCGACGCCCATGGCGCCGATCTTGTCCTCTATCAGGCGCTTGACCGATTCCTTAAGGGACTTCTGCACTTCACGGACACAGACTATGCGCCGGCCCTGGGCCAACAGGCAGGATTCGACGGCCAGTTCTGCGAAGAAGTGAGACTTGCCTGACCCTCGCCCGCCATGTGCGCCCTTGTAGCGGGCGGGATGCAACAGCGGTTCAAAGACCTCAGCCGTCTGGAGCTTTAGGACTGACGATGATGCGCTCAATGCGCTCGACCTTCACCGCGCCCGAATGCTCCACGTCCTGCTTGTCGCGCCATTCGTCCCTGCGCCTGTTCTTGAGCCAGAATATCGCTGCCGTCGTATCGGGCGGAATGTGCTCGCGATACGGCGCGTAAACCGGCTCCTTAGCCCCAGCGGGCATGAAGATCTTCACCGCATCGTGCGTATAGCCAATGGCCTTGTGGTACAGGCTGCGCTCGACCCTCTCATCTGCCGCCGACTTCCCGTCCTTTAGGGCAAGAAAAAAGTCTGTGTGTTCGTGGCGCCAATTGGCGATTGTTCGGACAGAAACCCCAAAGAAATCAGCGAGATCGGCGTCGGTCGCGCCCTTCTCGCACAGTTCCAGGGCCTTTTCCGCGTAGCCGTCCCTGTATTTGCTCGGTCCTGTGGTCATTTCAGCCTCGGGTAAACCGTCCAGCCGGTTAATTGGATGCAAACAGCAGCGCCAGGCGCTTGGCCTTCAGCAGGCTGTGAACTGTCTTGCGCCGGCCGCCTACCACAACG